CTTCATTGGCGAGCACGGCCGCGGCGTTGCCGAAGAACAGGGCGTGCTGGACGATGTCGATTTCATCATCGGCACCTTCTCGAAAAGCGTTGGCACGGTCGGCGGATTCTGCGTGTCGAACCACCCAAAGTTCGAAGTGCTGCGGCTGGTCTGCCGCCCCTATGTCTTCACCGCCGCACTTCCGCCTGCTGTGATGGCGAGCAGCGCTACCTCGATCCGCAAGCTGATGCACGGCGGGAACAAGCGCGCGCATCTGTGGGAGAACAGCCGCACGCTCCACGGCGGGTTGAAGGCGCTGGGCTTCCAGCTCGGCACCGAAACCCCGCAAAGCGCGATCATCGCGGTCATCATGCCCGATCTCGAAAAGGGCGCGATGATGTGGGAGGCGCTGTTGAAGGAAGGCCTTTACGTCAACCTCGCGCGGCCTCCGGCAACGCCAGCGGGCATGACCCTGCTGCGCTGTTCGCTGTGCGCCGAGCACTCCGCCGAGCAGGTGCAGACCATTCTCGGCATGTTCGAACGGGCCGGCAAGGCAATCGGAATAATCTGACGCCGGCAGGCGTAAAAGGCGATTGTCTTTCGCGCCGACGCCGATAGGTTACCCCAAGTTTTTCAAGGGGTCGCCTCCATGCTTTCTGTTCTGTCCGCTCGCCGGGCTGCCATTGCCGCGTCCGCCAGCTTCGCTGTGCTCACCCTGTCCGGTTGCGGCGGGGGCGGAAGCAGCAGTGGCGGAAGCTCGCCGCCGGTTGCAGTTCCGACACGGCCCAGCTTCACCTCGTCGGCCGCGCCCAGCGTGATCGAGAACACCAACGGCGTGTTCTACACCGCGGCCGCGACGGACCCGCAAAACGACCCGGTCAGCTTCACGCTGTTCAGCGGCCCGGATGCCGACAAGCTGGTGCTCGATACCAACGGCGGACTGCGGTTCAATCAGGCGCCCAACTTCGATCTGCCGACCGACGCCAATCTCGACAACGTCTACGAGGTGACCTTGCGCGCCACAGCTGGCGGCGAAACCACCGACCTTGCCCTGCGTGTGCGGGTCACCAACGACGTCGAAGGCGTTCAGGTCACGCGCGTCGCCACCGGTATCGTCGACCCTGTCGCAATTGCCCGCGTATCCGGTGAGGACACGCTGCTGATAGCCGAAAAGGGTGGGCGCGTGCTGCGTTACAACGGCGCCACCCGTACAATCAGCGAGGATACCTTCGTGCGCGACAATCGCCGTCCCGGCGAGGTGTTGGCGGTCAGCTACGGCTTTGAAGGCAGCGTCTATCAGGAGGGGATCTATCTGGTCACTCACAGCGCTGCCGATGGTCTGATGGTGCAGGCCTTCAACCCCAAGCGCAGTGTGAAGGGCTTTGCAACGCTTGGCGGGGCGTGGAGCGCGGCGACGACGGTTTCGATGATACAGGGCGGCAGCATCTTCATCGCAGTCGGCTCTCCGGCCGAAAGCGATGCGCAGGACGCTTCCAAGCCTTATGGCAAGCTGATCGAGCTGCCGTTCATCGATCCTTTTGCGGGTGCCAGTGTCCCGCCATCAGATGTCATCAACATACGTCCGCGAACCATCGGTGACGGGATCCGCCGCCCGGGCGGCTTCTCCTATGGCAATGCCAGCCTGTTCCTTTCGGATCGGGGCGGCGCCCGCGAGCATGAAATGACGATCTTCAGGCCCGACTGGCGCCCGCTCGATTTTGGCTGGCCGTTCTATGAAGGTTCGCAGGAAACCCGTGCCAACCCGCCCGCAGCGGTCAATGGGCCGACGCTGGTATATCCCTTCGGCACCAGCAACCGGCAGGGCGAAGGCATCGTCGCTGGCGTGCTGAACGATTACCGCTTTCTGCCTGCACTCGGCGAGACTTACATCTTTGCGGATATCAACGGCACGATCTTCTCGGTTCACCAGCTGCGCCTGAATGACGGTTTCCGCCACACGACCAACGTGTTCGAGAACAAGAGCGAAGACTTTGCACCGGACCTGGGCCGCATCGAAGGACCGGTCGGGTTCGCACTGGGCAACGGCACCGATCACTTCTTCATCCTCGACCGCGACGGCGAGCTGTTCAGGGTCGGCCAGCGACCTTAAAGGCGCACGCGGGAGGAACTCGCGCATGTCATTTTAACCTATATGGTTATTTAAGGTTGACATCGTAACGCTATCTGGTTAGAGATAGGCATAGTCGAGAAATAGCGATTCGCCAGCAGGCGGCCCTCCGGACCGGAGCGCCGCCTTTTTGGCGTTTGCGGTCCAGGAGTATCCCCCATGGCCAAGCCGCCCGGCAAACGCATCATCATCCGCCCCAGCCTCAAGACCGGCGAAGAAGGGCCGATCAACAATAACTGGCGCATCCTGTTTCTCGACCACCTCGCCGAAACGTCGAATGTCAGTGCATCGGCCGAAAAGGCAGGGATCAGCGTCAGTCGCGCCTACAAGGTCCGCCGCGAGGAGCCCGAATTCGCCCGTCAGTGGCTGATGGCGCTGGCGGAAGGCTATCTGCATCTCGAAATGGAGGTGGTGCGGCGGCTACGCGAAGGCGATGTGAAGACCGCCGACGACGGCAAGTTCGACTTTGCCAACGCCATTCGCCTGCTCTCCGCGCACCGCGATTCGGCAGCCCGCGGGGCGAGCGAGGTGCGCGATGTCAGCGCCGCCGAAGTGCGCGCCTCGATCGACCGCAAGATCGAGGACATCCGCCGCCGCATCGCCCGTCAGAAGGCTGCCGCCGAAAGGAAGGGCGAATGAACGGCCCCTATGACGAGATGATCGCGGACATGACCGCGGAAGATGCCGAGGAAATCGAGTCGGCCAAGCTCCGCCACAAGGTCAGCGAGGCGCTGGACCAGACCGAGAAGAACAGTTTCGCGTACCTGTGGGAATATGTCGCGCGCCAGCAGCAGCTCCCGCCGCCGGGCGACTGGCGGGTGTGGATGATCATGGCCGGACGCGGCTTCGGCAAGACCCGCGCCGGAGCCGAATGGGTGCGGATGATTGCCGACGCCAACCCGAACGCGCGCATCGCGCTCGTCTCGTCCTCGCTGGCCGAGGCGCGGGCGGTGATGGTGGAGGGCGAGAGCGGGCTGCTGGCGATCTGCCGTCCCGGGCACAAGCCGCATTTCGAACCCTCGCTTCACCGCCTCCGCTTTGCCAGCGGGGCGCAGGCGCAGCTGTTCTCCGCCGCCGAACCCGAAGCCTTGCGCGGCCCCCAGCACAGCCACGCCTGGTGCGACGAAATCGGCAAGTGGCCGATGGCGAACGAGCGGGCGACGCGGTGCTGGGACAATCTGCTACTGGGCCTCAGGCTGGGCGAGGATCCGCGCATCGCCGTCACCACCACGCCGCGCGCTGTGCCGCTGGTCAAGCGGCTGGTGGCGCAGGCAGGCAGGGGCAACGAGGTGGTGATCAGTCGCGGATCGACCGATCACAATGAACGCCTGCCCGAACGTTTCCATGACGCCATCGCCAGCGAATATGGCGGCACCCAGCTGGCCCGGCAGGAGATCGACGGCGAGCTGCTCGAGGATATCGAGGGCGCGCTGTGGACACGCTCGCTGCTCGAAGAATCGCGTGAGGACGGCATCGTGCCAGCGGCCGCCCGTGTGGTCGTTGCTGTTGATCCGCCTGCCAGCGCCAATGGCGATGAATGCGGGATTATCGTCGCCGCGCTGGGCGATGATGGCATCGGCCGGGTGCTGGCCGATTGCTCGATCAGTGGCGCGGCGCCTGCCGAATGGGCGCGGCGGGTCGCCGAGGCGGCGCGCGAATGGGATGCCGACCGGGTGGTGGCCGAAGCCAATCAGGGCGGCGCCATGGTCGAAAGCGTGCTGCGCGCCGCCGACCAGGCGCTGCCTGTGAAGCTGGTCCACGCAAGCCGCGGCAAAGTCGCCCGCGCCGAACCGGTCGCGGCCCTCTATGCCGCCGGGCGTGTGCGCCATGTCGGCATCTTCGCGCGGCTGGAGGACCAGCTGTGCGGCTTGCTGGTCGGCGGCACCTATGCCGGGCCGGGGCGCAGCCCCGACCGCGCAGATGCCGCCGTGTGGGCGCTTACCGAATTGCTGTTGGGGCGCAATGCCTGCCCCGGCGTACGGCAGATCTGACCGAGTTCGCCCCAGACAAAGGAAATCCAATGGCTTTGCTCGATACTTTCCTCTCCGCCTTCAAGGGCGGGGAACGCACCCGCGTGCCGCTTGCTGCCGGCGCCATGCAGGGCTGGCTGCCGGCCTTCGAATCCGGCCCCTGTGCACATGGCTACAGCTATGCGCGGGCAATCACCGAAGGCTTCCTCGCTAACCCCATTGCCCAGCGGTCGGTGCGCCTGCTGGCCGAGGGGATCGGGCAGGCCCCGCTCACCTGCTCCGACCCGCGCCTTGCCGCGCTGGTGACGGCGACCAGTGCCGGACAATCGCTGATCGAGACGCTGGCGACGAATCTGCTGCTGCACGGCAATGGCTATGTGCAGATCATCAAGGACGCGTCCGGCACGCCGGTCGAACTGTTCGCGCTGCGGCCTGACCGGGTCACGGTGACGCTCGATCACGATGGCTGGCCCTGCGGGTATGATTACACCGTCGCCACGCGCACCGCGCGGCTTCCAATCGAGGACGAGGACGGCTGGCCCGGGATGATCGCGATCCGGGCGATGCACCCGCTCGATGACCACAGCGGCGCAGGGGCATTGCAAGCCGCCTGGCAGGCAGTGCTGATCCACAATGCCGCAACTCACTGGAACAGGTCGCTGCTGGAAAACGCGGCGCGGCCTTCGGGCGCGCTGGTCTATGACACAGGCGACGGCGCAGCGCTGACGCTTGAACAGTTCGAACGGTTGCGGCGCGAGCTGGATGTCGCGTTCTCGGGCGCGGTCAATGCCGGTCGCCCGATGCTGCTTGATGGCGGATTGAAGTGGCAGAGCATGGCGCTGACGCCTGCCGACATGGACTTTGCGACGCTCAAGAGCGCGGCGGCGCGCGACATCGCACTGGCCTTCGGGGTGCCGCCGATGCTGCTCGGCCTGCCGGGCGACAACACCTATGCCAATTACCGCGAGGCGAGCCGCGCGCTGTGGCGGCTGACCCTGCTGCCGCTCGCCGAG